ACAGTATACCATATATTGCGTATGGTACATATGTAAGGACAATATACTGACATGGCTAAATCTACTATATCTCAGTCTCCTGTTCATGCTCTATCTAAGGCTCCGTCCTCCGAGGAGGAGTGGTTAGGCTTTATTGACGATGTGTGGGGCTATGCAAGACAGGGACGCTCTGGCTTGGAGTATCGGGTGAGGGAGGCAATGCACTTCCTTATCGGTGAACAGTGGGTGCGCTTTTCTCCACACTCTAATCGCTTTGAGCGTCATGCTGTAGAGGACTGGGTCCCAACGCCCGTAGACAATGTATTAATAGAATTTTACGACTATCTGGTAGACCTTTTTACGTCAGGCAATACACACCCTGACGTGCGCCCTGCGACTCGTGATCAGGATGATGTAGAGGCTGCTAAAGCTGCCCGTAGGGCATTGATCTCTGAGTTTGACCGCATGAATACGGAAGGGCGACTCCTGCCCAGTGCAGCAGGGTGGTTAGCTCTTTCCGGCAATGCGATCCTTTCTTCTTCGTGGGACAGCCACAAGGGAGATCTGGTCCGTCGACCACAGATGGAAACGGTCTCTCAGCAGCAGAAGTATGACCAAGTGGCCTGCCCTTCCTGCGGTTGGACGGAGCGCAAGCAAGCTGCCCAGACAGATAGGTGTCCCGATTGTCAGACCGAGCTAGTCTACCAAGAGGCGTTAGAGTACGACATATACGGCACTCCTCTTATGGAGTCCGTCACTAAGAAGAAGATGCGCGATGGGGCATACGTCTACGACGAGTTTAGGGTAGGCAACTTAGACGAGCGCGTGTGCAACCTGCTTAACTGGTATCCTATGCCATCGAGGGACTGGCGCGATGTTCAGCAGCATGGTTGGGTAGTTGAGACAGACCCAGTAGATGTAGACCGTATTAAGGATCTGTTTGGGTCTAAGGCTAAAGACGTGATGTCCGAGGCTCTTAACACAGAAGACTTCGGCTCTTCACCTGTAACTCAGTTTGGCAGCGGTATCTTTAGCGGCAACCAAGACCAAGACTCAGACAAGGCCCTGCTAAAGATCTTTCGACATGCCCCTTCTAAGAAGTTTAAAGAGGGCATACTGACCATATCCGTTGCCAATAAGCTGCTCTATAAAGGCAAGCTGGACTCCTGCGACGGTAAGCTGCCCTACACTCTTATCAAGTATAGAGATGTGCCTGGCATGTTTTGGGGAGAGGGGCCAATACCTGACCTCATCCCGCAGCAGAAACGCCTCAATGCTATTGACTCTGCTATTGTCCAGAACAGAAAGCAGAATGTATCCCCCCAGTGGTTGATACCCGAAGGATCGGGCATCTCTAAAGTAACGGGCAGATCGGGTGCGGTATATCGCTGGTCTCCTCAAGCGTCGGGTGGGTTTAAGCCCGAGCGCATGCCGGGTATGCCCCTTCCTACACAGGTCATGGATGAGCGGTCAAAGGTTGTTGCGAGCATGAACCAGCAGGTAGGCCTGCCAGAGATCATGCGAGGCAACTTGCCTGTAGGGTCGTCCGGCTTAGAAACCGGAGCCGCAGTAGAGTTTCTATTTGAACGAGCGTACAAGCGGTTTGGTCAAGCAGTAAGAAACTGGCGCATAGGGTTGTCCGAGCACTATCACCGCAACCTACGGATCATGGCTAAGTATTGGGACGAAGAGCGCATGGTCAAGGTTATTGGAGAGAACCAAGAGCTGCAATCCTACTACTACTCTAAAGCGGATATGGCCTCGGCTGATGATATGACCGTATCGTCTACTGTTGGGCTTGAAGAGTCGCAGGTAGGTCGGACGGAGAAGATCCTTCAGGCGGTTAAGATGGGCCTGCTTGGAGATATTCGCAACCCTGCTGTGCGCGGTAAGATATTGGAAGACATGAAGTTAGACGGGTTTGACTCCGAGTATGTGTTAGATGCTAAGAAAGCAAGGCGTGTGCTGCGCGACTTAAGAGAAGGCAATGACGCAGAGGCAATCCTGCCAGAGGTAGACAACCACCAAGTGCAGTTTCAGATAATCAAAGACTACATGCTTACCTACGAGTTCTCACAAGAAGAGGACGAGGTAAAACAGGCTATACAGCAACGAGCAATGCAGCACCAGCAGATCATGCAGCAGAAACAGCAGCAGATGATGCAGGCTGCACAGGCAGCAAAAGGAACCAATGAACAGGTTTCTCAGCGCATAGTGGATAGTGGTGCTATGGGAGGGGAAGCTCAAACTCAACAGGTAGGAGCAGGATGATGAAGAAGAGTGGAATGAACCAGAATGGACACATAGGCCACTGCGGACATACGTCCGGCAAGGGGAATCGCGACCCGTTTGGCGCAAACGCGCAGGCAGGAGAACGCACTATGTGTTCCACGTATCCGATGTCTCAGTTTAAGAATAAGACGTTAGGCAGCAACCCACCTAAATATAAGTGAGGTAATGTATGTCTGAAGTAACTGGAGGAGATTTACCGTCGAGTGAGTCCCAGTCCAATATAGAAGTACCTGTAGAAATAGATGACGCAACCATGGCTGAGCTTATGGGAGAGTCACCTACGCAACAAGCAGCACCTGAACAGCCAGAGGGGGAGAGCGTTGCGGAGCAACCTGTCCAGCCAGAAGAGCCCATTCAGGAACCAGAGGTATCACAGGGGGCGCAGATAACGCCCGAGTTGTTGGAACAGATGCAGACGCGCACTGCCCAAGCGGTAGCGCATGCCATGCAGCAAGGTCAGACGCAAGGTCAGGCACAAGAAACGGTGCTTGATGTGTTGATCAAAAACAACCCTGAGGTACCTCGCGAGTCATTAGAGTGGATGGTCAAGGCCACCGAAACGATTAGTCAGAATCAGTTTAACGAATACACTGAACGCCTTAATCGTATCGAGCGTGCTCTTTCTCATCAAGCTAATGATAATATTACCAAGCAATACGAGTCGCACTTAAATAGCTTGGCCGATCAGTTGGGCATCGAGTCTGATTTTGATCGTCAATCTATGGCAGCGCTCGTAACAAAGAGGGGCTTGGAACAATACGGACAGAAGTTCGATATGGAAAAAGCTTCTCGACTATATAAACACATCGACCACGAACGCCGACAGGCGTCACACTCCAAGCAGCAAGCCTATGTTGATAAAAGAACGACAGAGGCAGCTGAGGAACCGCCAGTAAAGGGTTCAACGAGCACAGCCACTGCAACGGAAGACATCTTGAAGGGGCTTAAAGATCCCAAGGATCGCTCGTTTAATCCCACTGGTAGAAACTTTCAGAAGGTACTGAAGAACTTTATACGGCATAGCGAAAATGCTGCTTTGGGGTAATTAAAAGCAGAGAGAAAAAGAAATGCCAGCAACACTAAGTACGATGGATAAGGCGATGAAGCAGCTGTATCTTCCTCGCCTACGCTCTACGGTCAACACCGCTACGGTGCTGTCCACCCGATTGGAAAAGAACACCGAGATGACCTCTGTCTCGGGGCGCAATGCTATTGTGCCGATCAACATCCGTCCCTCTGAAGCTATTGGTGCGCGTCCCGATGATGGCACGCTTCCTACGGCACAGAACCAGACGTTTGTAGAATGCGCTATCCCGTATGCGTTTAACTACGCTACGATTCGCATCACTCATCCGACGATTGCTTCTACGAAGAATGATGCAGGTGCTTGGGCCAAAGTCGTCAGTGCTGAGATGGAAGGTATTCAGCGCGATCTGAAGAACGACTTTAACCGTCAGTATTTTGGCAATGGGACAGGCGTTATAGGACGCATTAATCAGCCAAGTACTATTACCTCCACTTTGCCCCTTGACGCTGGTCATAACGTAAAGGTCAACATGCTTATTGATGTGCATGGAGACTTGACGGGCGATGATATCAACAGTCCGGCTACTGGATTTTTGGTTAGCTCCGTCAGTGGCAATACGATTACGATTACCGATGCTGATGGCACGTCTGCTACGCTCGGCACTGTAGCAGACAATGACTACATCACTCGTTTCGGCAGTATGAACCAAGAAATGATGGGTCTTGTGGGCATTGTCGATGATGGCAGTGAAGTGGCAACGCTTCAAGGCATCAGTCGCAGCTCGTATCCTGAGTGGAAGTCTACTGTGGTGGACGCTGGCGGTGCACTTACCGCTACGACTCTCGATGACGCCATCTTGGAAATCGAGGCTAATGGTGAAGCGGCTCTAACGTGCGGCATTACTGATCGCACTCAGTTCCGCAAAATTGCAAACCTGATGGTTGCGGATCGTCGCTACACGGACACGATGGAACTCAAGGGTGGCTTTAAGGCTATTTCTTGGGGTGATATCCCCATCTTCTGGGATCGTGACACGCCATTGGACGGACAGAACGCAGGCAAGAGCCAACTGTTCTTCCTTGATGAAAACGAAATCCAGCGTTACGAACTCCAGGATCTGGACTTCGATGACACGGATGGAAACGTGCTGCACCGCGTTGCTAACAAGGCAAGCTACGATGCTACCTTGTTTTACTATGGCAACTTGGGTTGCACCGCTCCTGACAACCAAGGTGTTATTCGCAACATCACCTAAACCAGTGGGGGGAGGAGCAATAAGCTCCTCCCCTTACCCACAGGAATCTATGTATATACCCGATCGCACAATCGAACGTAGGCTAAAGGCGTACGATAATAAATTGTCTGTAAAATGGATACCTCGCAAAGAACGGTGGGGCATATACCGTGACGTTCCGTCCGAAAACGGGCTATACGACAGGCAGGTGCTTGTTAAGCTTGTGCGGAATGCAGACGACTCCTACAGACCGTTGGATGTGCGTGTGATAAGAGAGCTACGTCAAGCAGATAATCACCGATTAAGTCGGATGAACTACCTGCATAAAATGCGTGAGCTGGAAGAAATGAACGAAAAGAGGACCGCTCAGATTGAGAGGGACTCTTTAAACGAGATAGAAGATATATCTAAGGATATTGCTCCTATTGCAAGTAGGGAGATGGCTGACGATGTAGGGTCACGCAACATACCTAAAGAGGATGTGATTGCTGATCTGGAAGAACGCTACGGAAAAGAGAAGGTTGAGGAAATCCTCACATGATACTGTCGGATATGATCTCCGATGCAAGGAGGCATCTGGATGCATCTGAGAAGTTTCTCTCTGGGTCAGAGGTTGAAGAGCGGCTGTTTGCTTCTCAGCAGGAGATCCTTCGCAGCATAGTTAAGGAAGATCCTTCCTTTTTTGTTGCATACAAAGACATACCTCTTTCATCTGGCACAGCTACCTATGACTTGCCCCTTAACGCTCGCATGGGAACGCGCTTAATCTTTGTGCAAAATACTAACAGTAGCAGGGGCCTTGAGCTGCCCGCTGCTAACTGGCAGCAATACTTAACACTGGAGTCTCCCGGCATTATTAATCTGACGGATTCTTGGTCGTTCATTATGGAAGGGTCAAAGGTCAGGGTAACGCCTACTCCGCAAAGCTCAAGCACTATACGAGTGTGGTATTCTCCTTCATATGGCAACATGGTAGAGGGTCCGGCAGCAGCTGCGACCTCTACGACCATACAGCTTTATTCTGGAAACCCAGACTACATAAATAAGTTTGGTAAGATCGACGCTCGGAACGACTACTACAATGGGATGGAGATTAGGATACTCTCAGGCAATGGAGAGGGTCAATCAAGAGTTATTTCAGATTATGTTGGCTCTACGCGCACTGCCACAGTGGACACTTGGGATACAACTCCAGACGCAAACTCTAAGTTTTGCATTATGTGCCCTGTCCCAGAGGACCATCATGCCCTTGTTCCACTAAGAGCCGCTCTTCTTATGTCGGCTAAAAACCGCAACCGTGGACCAGAGTTAAACAACCTGTATTACGGCAACCCACAGCAGCGAGGAATGTTTTACGAGCTAATGCACTGGGTATCAAACCGTGCTCAATCGGAGAACGAGATTGTCGCACCCTTAGACTACGGATACTAACATGAAATTCATTATGCCCAGCGAAATGCCTCTTGAGATCATGAGAAAGAATACGACAAAGACGAGCGACATGATGAAGGAGTCGAATCGTCCTGTAATTAATCATAATCCTACTGCTGATTCTTTCTTACACGAAAAGCCCAAGCCAAAGCGCAGAAGGCGCACAAAGGGATAAGATGCCGATTGAAGGCGATGGACGTTTTACTTGGTATGAGGATCGGATAACAGATGGGATACGTCAGGATGTGTCCGAATCGACCAACCGATACCGAGTATTACGAAACGCATCAGTTGTCAACATGGGTTCGCTTGTCAAAGACAAGGGAATACGCCCTTTAGTTAGCGCACAGCTATCTGGGGCTGATACGTTTGGTGGCATTGATGCTCGCTACAATAACGGCACTCAAAAGATATTCGTTGCTCATGACAATGGTTCTAACGGGACTATACAAGCCCTAAATACAAGTGGTTCATTTTCATGGAACCAAGAGCTTAACAGCCTCGCTCGGGTCAAGCCTTGGATGGGGATGTTTGCTAACAAGCTGATTGTAGCAGATGGGACAACCTTACGCGCTAGAGACCAATCAGCTACATGGACAACCCCGGGTAACTCTACTGTTAATCCTTGTAAGTTTGCAGTTGTTTACGCTAACCGTCTTGTAGTCTTTGGCGATCCTGCCTATCCAAACTACTTCTATCCCAGTGGGGTGAGTGATCCTACTGACTGGGATGCTTCATTAGCTGTCAAGGTGACTAATGCTAATGGAGAAGTCATAACGGGTGCAGCAACCTGTGGACGCTTCCTCCTTGTAGGTGGTCAAAACTTCATTCGATCCTACTACCTTGGTTTGGCAAGTCCTCGCGACTGGGACTGGGACTCGCTTTCTGAGCAGGTCGGCCCTGTCAACTGGCAGTCTTTTGTGCCTGTCACCCGGTATCAGGGATCGGACGCAGCTAACTTCACATTCTTCTGGTCAAACTACGGCCCCGCTATGGTGGCAGATACGGGGGGTGGCCCTCCCTCTCTGATACCTCTTTGGGACCCTATACGTCGCGCTGTGCTTGGTGAAGCATTCCAAGGGATGGAGGGTCTTGAACTTTCTCGCTTTGATAGCATCGAAGGAACGTGGTGTCCAGAGTTTAACGAGGTGCGCTTTGCCGTCTCATTCAAAGATAAGACTAAGAACAATGCACTTCTTTGTGTAAACGTAGACTCTGCTATAGGCGCATCTCAAAATCAAGGCTTTCCTATTTGGAGGATACGCGACAACTCTAACTGGCAAACGCAAGCTGGATCCGTATTCCCTGTGTCAACTGTCTTTTCAGCTGAGGTAGACGACAATGGTGCACCTACGACTACGGGCAAGGTAAGGACATTCTGTGCTCAAGATGGCAAGGTGTATGAGATGGACGCTCGGTCTGATTGCAAGGACGATAATACCTACCGTATAAAGATGCAGATTCGCAAGGATGGGTATGACGGGTATGAAGATGGTGTCCGTGAGCATGAGAAGAGCGTTAGGGGAATGTATATAAGAACCACGCAAGTAGGTGACTTTAATCTGCAAATGAGAATAGTAGCAGACGGTGGCCAAGACGCTTCCTTCGATAGCATTACTACTTCAACTGGGCAAAGGAAATGGGGTGCAGGTAATAGTTGGGGTGATGGTTCTTTGTGGAACAGCGCAGGGGAGTTTGTTACTGAGGATGTAGACTTTCACTGTTTGGGACAGAAGTTTGATCTGGAAATTTATGACAATGGGGAAATAGAAGCTCCGATAGAAATCAACAGCTGGAGCCTTTGGGGATATGTGGAGGATAGACGGTAATGCCGAATTTAGTATATGATAATACTTTTGATGAAAGCGGATTAGACGGCAAGGAGCCGCAGTCTTGGGATAACTACGTATCTCCTTACTTTAAGAATATCCGCACGTTGCTCAACACTACGGGCTTGGATGCAGTTAACTTGGGTGTTACCGAAGGTCAGGTAACGGCATCTAAGGCGCTGGTCGTTGACGCTTCTCGCAACCTTGATGATTCCACTGCTTCCAATCAAATAAACAATCTTACGTTATCAGGCACGTTTACTTGTGGCAATGTGTCCGTGACGGGCGGGACTATTACGGGCATCACTGACCTTGCTATAGCCGACGGTGGCACTGGCGCATCAGATGCTTCTACTGCTCGCACTAATTTAGGCCTTGAGATAGGCGTAGACGTGCAAGCCTATGACGCAGAGCTTCAAGCACTGTCTGGACTTACGCCTACGGATGGTAACTTTATCGTAGGAAATGGATCCACGTTTGTTACTGAAGATGCCGCTACCTCCAGGACTTCATTAGGGCTTGGTTCGATAGCAACGCAAGATGCAAGCGGTGTAAGCATTTCCGGCGGTTCTCTTACGGGCATGACCTCCTATAGTGGAGGGTCGTTCAGTGGCACTACAGGCAGCTTCTCTGGCCTTATCACTGCATCGGGTGGCGTAAGCGGTGCGTTGACAGGGAACGTCACTGGTAATGTCACGGGTGATGTCACTGGAGATCTGACAGGGAATGTGACTGGGAACGTCACTGGAAACGTTACTGGCAATGTGACTGGCAACGTCACAGGCAACCTAACAGGCGATGTCACGGGAAATATCAGCG